AAATCCCCTGCTTTCATTTCTGTTCTCTTTTTAATCTTCTAACTAATCTTTCGTATTGCTTTGATCCTTTTACCCAACTATTAGGCTTTTTCTCCGCATAATTTTTTCTCAGTTTTCCTGTTGTGTGTGATGCATTTAATAGATCCTTTTCTTTTATAGGTATAAACTTCATAGTTTGTTTTTTAATGTTTCCAAAACTTTCTTGTACGTATTATAAACTGAATAGTAGCTTATATCTGTTTTCTTACTTAATCCCGTAATGCTCTCTCCTTCATCTATATACTCAAATATCTTTCGATCATACCAATGCATCTTTTTTAGATCCCCTAAAATCTCATTGTAAATCTTATCGATGTCCTGATCATTGTTTTGCAATACGTATCTCTTATCTAATTCAGGTTCGAAACCTACTAACTGAGCCTTGCCTTCCTTTCTCTTTAGATCTAAAAACATACTTCGTAAAGTTCTAAATACGTAGTAATAATTTATCTCCGTATCATTATACATCAAATCAGTTCCCGAGTTTATTATTCTATTCAGCTTAATATAAGTCTCTTGTACTATATCCTCTGCCGTATCTTTATTGCATCCAAAGGATCTTACTATGCTTACCCAATCATTATGCTTATCGTATATGATCTCTAGAGTTGTTTTCAAAACCAAGTAATGTGTATTCCTACTATAAACAGAGTGATTGTAATCCTTCTAAAAAACTCATCCTCTTCTACATCGGGATAGCCATTCATTCTCTGCTCTAAATTAGGATCGTAATAAAAAACTCCTACGCTACATCCATAAACGGGCACTATTTGTAAATCAAACTGCATACTAAAAAGGTATTTTTTTCTGATCTCTTTTAGGAGATTCTATCAAATTTATGTTATTTATTTCGAATCCTACATTATTTATAACGCTTTTTAATTTAATTGGCGAATCTATTGGTGTAGGTCTACCCCCTGTGTCAATGTCTTTTACCTTCCTCACGTGAACTATATTGTACATCCAATCAGTAGGATGCTGTACGTATCTATGTACAACAATAAAATCGTCTGCCCTATTAACAAACTTCCCTCCGCCCTCAATATCACTTGCCATTGGCGGGATAGGGTGATCGTAATACTCGTGACTAGCATTATGTTTCTTTCTAAGAGCCTCCGTAGCAGCGTGGCAACAAAGCCATATCGTAACATTATTCTTTTTGCAAAATAATCTCATTTCACTAGTGACCTCGTAATCATATTCGTGTCCGTTTAAACCTTTCTCTTTTTTCTTAGTCAAAGAATTATAGGGGTCTATTATAAATCCCTGATAATTCCAAGCACCTTTTATCGCCTGAGCCAATCCCCTGAGATCATCCCAAGTATACATCTTATCATTGCTGATAAATTTAAAATGCTCATTAATCCAATCCAATCTGCTATTAAAATGTTCATTCTCGATTTTATTAATTGGCTTATTCTCTAGAAACTCGATTATCTTTTTTATTAATGTGTAAGGATCATTCTCAGAGGAAAACACTAGCCATTTAGTATTGTGCTTAATAGAGTATAAAACCATTAAAAACAAAACTACTGTCGTTTTTCCTACATTAGCGTGTCCTAATACTACATTAAAGTTAGATCTCTTAAGCCTAAAAAATTCGTCTATTTCGGGAATATCTAACCTAAGTCCCTCGGTTATTCTCTTCTCCCTTATGTCTCTAATCTTCTGTACTTCGTCGTTAAATTCAACTAACATTGCTATAATTTTAAAATAAAGATATAAAAAAACCCCCGATCAAATCAGGGGTAAATTTAATTAATCTAAGAAACTTGTGTCATCTCTGTCAGGTGAATGATCCGAAGTCTTTACTTGCTCTTGCTTTTCTTTATCTCGCATATAAGTGTCATACGCTAGATAAATATTTCCTCCGCTAGATTGGCAAAGATTAAAACGTACCTTTCCATCTTTCGTACCTTTCTCTTTTACTTTCTCTAAAGTTTCTTCTAGAGTTTTTGTGTCTATTATAAAATCTAGCTTTTTCCATTGAGGAGATTTATCTCCACTTTTAAAAACACTCAGCCATCCTACGTAATCGGGTGCTTTACTTTTTTTATCGAAATCCATTATAAACTATTTAAAAATTCTTTTAACTCTTTGAAATGATCTTTAGTTCGAGGTATTACTATTTCCTCGTTATCTTTTGCGAATGCCTGCATATTCTCTTTATAACAAACTTGCAATAAAATACTATCATTCGTGTTTATAGGTCTACTTGTCGTTTTCCCACTACTTAAAGGAATCTCCTTAGCCTGAATTAACTTAGCTGCTTTAGCATACTTGTATTTTTCATTTGATACTTCAAACGAGATCTCGCTGCCGATAGGGTACTTCCATTCTCCTTTTGCATTAAAGTTCCATTCCACCCCATCAGCTAACGTGATCTTGTATTTTTCTAATACTACTTCCTCCCCCGTCTGATTGTCTATGAACGCATTTCCTTTTCCTAAATGCTGAACATAGGTAATTTTACCTGTTTTCATAATTTAATTTTAAATTTAATTCTAAATTCTCTTTTTCAAGTTTTTCAACTTCTTTCCGAAGAGCCCTAACCTCTTCATCTCTTAATCGTAAAAGGTCTTCAATATACATCACAAATTTTAAGGTTTGAAGTTCTCTTTTTGATCTCCTCCTTAGCTCTTTTTTTGTAAGATTCTAAGTGTCCATCTCCGAAAGCAATTGCTCTCAAATGAGAGATTGTCATACTCTCCCAATACATTTTTTCGAATAAATAACTCATAATTATAATTTTTAATTTGTACTAAGATAATCAAATATTTTTAATAAACAAAAAAAGGGGGAGAAAAAATCCCCCCCGCAATTAAAACAAAAATTATAACAATGAATCTAGGTGAAAACTAAACTCACTCAAATATAGTTAAATACAGTTAAATACAGTTAAGTTTTTCCTGATATTTTAAAATCATCTCCTCAATATCTCCGATCGTGAATTTCTGTATCTCTCTAGATCTTTCTAATAATCGATCGCTAGTTTCCTTTCCTAGATAAACCGAGTATTTATATTGCTCTCCCTGACCGAAGATGTTACATCCCTTGCATTGGGGTTTTACATTATCCTCGTCCCATCTTGTAGAATAGTGTTTCCTAGACATAAAGTGTCCTGCCTGAATTTCCTTGTAATGATACTTTCTCCCACACGTAACACACTCGCAAAATCCTTTGTGATCAGCATTCGACATCCTCACAAATAGCGAGAATACCGCATCTAACTTTTTTACTAATTTACTCTTAGTGGGTTTTTTAGCCATCTAGGTGGTTTAATAATAGCTTCCCTGTTGGTTCGTCTATTCCCTTAATTAACTTGTAAAGATACTTGCTATCAGCTTTAACCTTATTCTTTTCAGCCTTCGTAGAATCGATCCCGAGATTAGTATAGCTAATTGCATCCAACTCTAGCACCGCATCTACTCGATCTTTAATCGATAACTCAAAATCACTAATAATCTTTTTACTTAAGTTTCTAATAGCCATCTCTTCACTCATTTATTTATTTTTTAAAGTTAGTAAATATATTAATTAGTATACTATATTATACTACATAGTATATTATATTAGTTAGTATATTATACTAGTAATATAAAATTATTTTCCTTGTCCTCTGTATCTTTTTAGATAATTTTTAGAGGATTTTAATTTACTAGATTTTTTTTTGGAATGTACTCCCTTTCTTTTTTTGGATTTACTGATATAAACCTCTGAGCTAATTTTAGCCATTCTTATGCATTTTATTTCCGAATACCTTCTCTACCCCCCTAGATCCGAAGTAACCTCCTATAACTATGCTTAAAAGCCCTGTAATAGAGTCTAAGGGATAACCTAAATACCAACCGACTACGTAGCTTACTGTAAGAAATACTAATGTTAAGGGTCTTACGTTCTGTGCTAACCAACTTCCCGACCGAGCATCTGCTACCCATCTTCGAGTAGTTCCATCGATCTCCGCTCTTTCTAATTCTAGTTTTTTAAGTGCGATTTCTTTATCTGCCTCCGAGAGATCACTCCCACCAATAATGGCACTAATAACACTCCCAACGGCAGTATTATCAGCAATAGCACCCACAACGTTCGGTATTTTACTGAGTAAGAATTTACCAACCGCAGTATCCTTTAGTTTTTTTTTGGGTTGATCCATAGCGTTGATCCCGTAGTATTAGTAAGACCAAATAGCGGATGGCTTATCAGGATCGGAGTCCACGTGGATAAAGGTTTTTGCGATCCCAATTCTAGAGAATCCTGAATCGATAAGCGATTTAACGATCTTCCATCGCTCGACACCTGAGTTGGCTGCAATATCAGCTGCATATCCATACATATGCGAAGATCCTTTCGAAGTTTCTGTTTTAGGTTTTCCGCCGACTTTTTCGTTATGCTCCTCAGTTCTAAATCCTGAGTTGATCTTAAATGGTATTCCTGCTTTCTCTCGGGCATTTTCCAATTTACCCAAAAAAGAAACGTCCATATTAACGCCACTTTTTGGTGCGTCTGGAGAGTCGAACTCACGTGGAGAAAAATATTTAAGTTTCATTTTACTTTTTAATTTTTTTAATCTGCGTAGCAATATCCTTTTTAAGATCCTCAAATTTTCTCTCTATTTGATCGGGTATTCCATCCTTATCTTTGTCATTAAAAAAACCATTAGCCGTTAGTGCCATTAGTATAGCAGTAAGTAGCATTAAAATAGTAATAATAATAATTAGTATATCCATTTTTATTTATTTTTAGGTGGGTTATGTTTATCGTCAAAATCCATAGCAGCCTTGAGGATTATTTTGTCCATCATATTGTCTTGGTTTTCTAGCATTTGTTTTTGCAAATCAATAACCATACCTTCTAAATTATCTTTAGCTGCTACAAGCATCTCTATTTGATGCTCTTTCTTTTCTAAACTTTGTTTTAGTGAATTTATATCATCAGGCTTACTCCCTGTTATAGTTGCTACTGTAATACCAATTGAA